ATGCACTTATTGCATTTGAAATAACTCCCGTTACAGCCCCTTGAAATGAACCGCTAAACGATCCTGAAATAGTATATGATCCGGATGCTAACTGGGAGGGTTTAATTATTGCCATTATCTACCTTGTAATGCGTATGCTTTTTTATAGTTTTTACTTGATTTAATCTTACTTGTTTTTGACTTTGCATGAATACCTGGTCTTTTTTTACGAGGCTTTTTCATGAATGAAATTGCAGTTTGTGCTTTTGCTTTTGTCATTTTAAAAATTATTAATTACTAAACTTACCTATTGCTACTACTTCATCTCCTGCACTAAAACTATATCCTAATTCTACAGGATTAATTACAAGTGTTGTAATTCCTCCACTTTCAGTAAAAGAAACAATTGCTGCATTTTCAATTAAAGTACCATTACAAAATATAGAAAAATTATTTAATGAAGTTGCTGGGAGTCCTGCAGGGGCTGCTAACCAACCACTAGCAAATGTTATTATAGTTGGATCTACATAAGTTCCTAGTTTTTGTATATTGGTATTTAAATATTGAAGCACAGCAGGGTCTATATAATTTACTACAAGTTGTTGGTCATCTATAAATATAGGAGAAAGTTTTTTACTTGGTGGTTTAAATTCTAACATGTTATTAACCGTTTCTAATCCAATAATTACTTGTGCTTTACTATTATATTTTTTAATAGCAGTTACATCTTTTTGAATTGTATCAGGAACAATATAACCAAATAATTTAATAGTAAATGTGCCTTTTATAATACGATTTGTATTATCAGATACCTCGATTGCGGTAGAATAGGAATCAATTGAGGCTTTAAATTTAAAACGTTCCGGATCTCCCCAGTATGAATCAGAAGCATAATTAATTGCTTCAATTATTTTGTTCATCTGCTCAACATAATACGTTTGAATTGCACATGAATACGTTAAATTAACGTAATCAGGTACTACATTGACAACGAATTGCTCTACAGGGATTCGGTTTGTTAATACGTTAAAATTCGAATAAGCATTTTTTGGGTTATATGTTTTTACCCATGAAGTATACAAATTTGGATGATTAGCATCTAATTTGTTTGTCAATGAACGATTTTTATCCATTGTATCTCGTTTGAACATAATTAACGGAGCCATAATAGCACCATTTTTGTCTTTATAATATCCATCTTTTTGAACTGATTTCCATTTTTCAGGAGAACCATATATTACGGGTACTTCAATTCGAGTACCATTTTGATAAACAAATGGACGTATTACATTTTGAAAATAAAACATTATAGCTTCATCAATATCTTGTAATCCTACAACAAATTGTTTATAGGTATCATCTTTTACAGACATTTGTTCAGAACGATTAAATGATATTCCACTTTGATCGTTTGCTGTAAATTGATTAAATTGAGAAGGTATGTTAGGGTTGCCTAAAGATTCTCCCGATTCAGGGAACACATATGGTTCTATCTGATCATTTGAAATCTGTCTTTGTGATTTCGGATTGGGTTTTCTTGTTGCTGGCATATGTTATAATCTTTCTCTTGTAATCTGAACTTTATCTGCAGGAACATAATGTGCTGTGCAAATTATAGATAGATTAGAACCATATTCATCTAAACCTGGGTTGAGTGGGTTTTGTTCATATGGATATGCTGGGTCTTTACCTACAAATAATTGATTATCGTTTACATTATCTATTTCCCAATATGAATTATTCCACATAATAATATCTCCTGTTTCAGGGACAATATCTGCTCCATAAGGTGTTCCAGGGTAATTAGCTATATCAGGACCTCCACCAGAATTAACAGGATTTTTACCACGTAAATCATCACGTAAAAATCTAAATGTCATAGGACGATCAAAGCTTACACCAAAATCATCTACTGGGGAAGCATTATCACCTCTTTCAATTAAAACATTAAGTAAAACTGGTCCATCATAATATCTGGCTCCGGCAGCTTCACCGTAAATATTTACTTTAGTTTCATCTGCTTTTAATAAATAATATGCACATTGTTGGGAGATAATATCCCACATCAACTCACGGCTAATGTGTCTAAATAAAGATACGTCTCTTTGTGTTCCAAATAATGCGCACATAATTTATTGTATTTTAAATTTCCAAATAAATCCTTTATATTTGGGGATTTTATTGTTACAGCATAAGTTTATATTGGGTTGATATATATTTAATGAAGTAGCAGCTTCCTTTCCACTACTCCATTCTTTAATAAATACACCATTTAAATCATATTGTAATACGGGTTTACTTTTGGCTAAGATTAAACTATTCATCCCTGTAACTGTGCGTATATTTGGTTTGCCTTTTTTAGAGTTACTTATTTTTTGATTTCTTTCAAGAGAATATATAGTTCCTGTTTTTGCATTTTTTATATTTTCAACATGAGATTGAGATAACGGTTTTCCTTTAAGCCAATGATTTGATCGACCTTTATGACACAGTGATTTTTTTAATTTGGTCTCATCACTATCATATGACCCTTTTCCTCTCCCCAAACGATTATTTAAATGTTTATTTGAAAGAACATCATAATATTCTCCCCAAAAAATTTCACGTTCATCTAGTTTTTCAGGGGTGCATTCTTCTAGAAATTCAAATGTATGATTTTCCCATCCATATTTTTTTAAAGAAGCATATATGCTAGGTTGATCTTTGCAGTGAAGTTTTTTATATTTTTTTTGTCTAACTACAGAATTTGTAGTTTGTCCTATATAAATTCTTTCATTAGGATTCGTTATTTTATAAATTCCTACCATATTACCCTATAAAAATTGTCATTGGAACATCATTTAAAATTTTATTTTGACTTTCTGCTTCTTCTGCTTTATTAGCTAATAAAGTTTTGCGAGAAGTAGTATCAAAATAAGCCCTTAAACGTTCAATTAATGACGTTCTTTCACTAGTTGCAGCAGAAATCAAATCACCTTGATTTAATGTTACTTCAGATCCTGGAATGGGGACTGTTTGGTATTTGCCTCGAACATATCCTAGCATTTCTTTTGATATTGCTAAAGCATATTCAAATATCCATGAACGTCCAATTGAATTTATTTGGGAATAAACAGGATTTTCATATGGAACATTTGAAGCATTTGTAATTAAGCTTTGTCCATTTCGTTCTGCATATGGTTTATTTCTATCTGATTCTAAAATATATTGAAAACATAATTTTTGATAATGTACAATAGGAATAGGGAATATTTTCAATTGATTATTTACTAATTCAAAAGTATATTGTGATTTACGAATTTGATCATTAAATTCAATTGCCTGAATTTTTTGTAAATCATAATTGATTGGCATTAGCATAAAGTTAATTGCAGGTGAATATGAACCCCAACCAAAACTATCAAGCATTGCCATCATACCCATACCTGTACCAGCATATGGATCAAAATATCGCATAATTGCCGGGGGTGCTTCATAGTAAATACGTTTAATTTCAATACGACCTTGAATTCCATTATCAATAGCCCATTGATTCATATCATATACTTGTTTACCAGATATTAAATTAATTGAACCTGATCGGTATGTGATTGTGCCTCCAACACCTGCTTCTTCTCCATATTGTTGGGATAAACGAACAATAGAGGCCATATTTTCTTGAACAACTTCATTATTAGCAACTCCAATAGTTGTAGGAGCACCTTGAAATGAAAGTAAATTTTCTGCTATTTGATAAGCGTATAATTCATTTCCATAAGTTGTTACGGCATCTTCAAGTGCAGTATAAAAGTTAATGTCTTGTAATTCAACTTCAACTAAAGGATATCCTAAACGTTGTGCAGCGAATTTTGCAAATTTATCAGCATCATCTTGAAATTGAGGATCATTATCATAAAACCCAAATGGAGTATCTCCGGGTTGAAATGAACTTGAGCCAGGCCAAATTGGAATATTCATAGTAATATTTTATTATAAATATGAAAAAAAGGGCCTGGAAAACCAAGCCCTAATTTAAAATGTATTATTTTTTTAGTTTACTACAATTTCAACTAAGAAATTATTAAAATTTGGTGATGTTCCAAGAGGAGATCCCGTAAGATCATATATTTGGAAGTTAACTATGTTATTATTAAATTTAGCTCCTATAACAAAGTATAAACCTGAAATAGTGTTTAATATTGGGGTTGTAACTCCTACATTTGAAGAAACAAATGCTCCTGTTAAAGTTGCACGAAAAACACCAATACTTGGGTCTGACCAAACAATATTACCTATAGTATTTTCAATTATTGATGTGGTAAATACTCCACCATTATAACTTAAAATAGCTTTATATATTTCATATGGTTGACTAACATATGAAGCAGTTGCAGCATAAGATGCACTAACTGCGTTTGCTACATAAGATGCACTAACTGCGTTTGCTACATAAGATGCTGTTTGAGCATTTTCTACATATGAAGCGGTTTGAGCATTTTCTACATAAGATGCTGTTTGAGCATTTTCTACATATGAAGCGGTTTGAGCAAATGTTGCATTTAAAGCATCAATAGCATGAGAACTTGTTAATGCTTGACTAGCATTTGATGCAGTACCTAATAATGAACCAGTAAGTGATCCTGTAATAGATGAAACAAATAATTGATTACTAGCTAAATCATATGAATAATAAGATGGAGTAGTACATAAATTAATATTACCTGTAGATCCAAGACCAAGCATTGGATAAAGAGTTCCACCTCCACCAATAGTATTAGTAGAAATTTGAGTAGCTACATCAGCTAAATTAGTATGTGAAGCACTTGTTGCATTTGATGCAGTACCTAATAATGAACCTGTAAATCCAGCAGATGCTGAAACTGTTCCTAGAGTTAATTTATTTAACCCTGGGTTGTAAAGGAGAGTTGTGTCTGTATCTTTATAAATGTTACTGCTATCATCTAAAGTTAGATTATCTGTAAATAAGATTTTGTAATCGCTATTTACATTAGTTTTAGCAGTATATACTTCATTAGATGAAATAGCATTTGATGCTAATGCTACAGTCCCATCAACATTACCTCCAGCAACATATGATGCAGTGTATGCTAAAGAAGCAGTTGCTGCATAAGATGCACTTTGAATACTCCCTAATAAAGTTTGAGCAACTAATGCATATGAAGATGTTGTTGCACTAGATGCACTTACAGCATTTAAAACATAAGAAGCAGTTTGAGCATTTAAAACATAAGAAGCAGTTTGAGCATTTTGAACATAGGATGCTGTTAATGCATATGATGATGTTTGAGCCATCAATGCATGTGAAGAGGTTGCTGCGTAAGATGCTGAGATTACTCCTTGGAGAGAACCAGTAATACCTCCAGTAACTATTAATGAACCTGTTATTGCGTGTGAGCCAGTAAAATATTCAAAGTTACCATCCAATTCGGCATTGGTAAGTGGAGAACCTTTTACTGATCTTAATGTTAAATTTGCCATTTTCTTTTATTTATAAATATTAAGTTGATGCTACAAAATACTCTAATTGTGTACTTCCTGAAATTGCTTTGGCTTTTACTGAATTAATATATGTTAGGGAACTATAGTATGTTTCATCTACATATCCATCTACTACATAGTCATCATATGAAGGAGTGTTGATATCAGCATCTCCTAACATTAAAGTTTTTCCAGGATCTAAACTAAATAAGGCACTTTCAGTACCATCATTAGCAATTAAATATATTAAAGTATTATATTGTGTAGATAAATTGGTAATTCTAACATATTGGGTTTGAGATTTTACAAAAGCTCCACCTGTTTGTTCTTCTTCACTGTCACAAAAACGTAAAATTTCAATACCAGAGCCACTAAAAGTAGTAGCAATAGTATCTACACGTCGAACAATTTGATTAATATTCGATATAGTTTTAAATACATTTGTTTTTTCTG